TTTATTCCGTTAATCTTTTTAGAATCTTTTAGTAGTCCGGCGATAGTGTTAGAGATTAATGGTAATGAAATTTTAATGCCAGTTGATTGGCACATTGCTGTAGGTGATAGTAGAACTGGCAAAGATTTAGAAGTTTTACCTTTAACAAGTTTAAATGACAGAGGATTTGAGGCTTTTTTATTTAATCCATTAAAAATTTATAAAGCAGAATATGGTCTTATCAAAGTCACAAATTTTTATAATGATGTTAAATGGTACTTTCCTAAGATGAAAAACGGTCAATTACTTTCAGTTCCTTTAACAGAAGATGAAAATCCTTTGTGTGCTTTTTTTGTAAAAGATGTGTCAAGGCAGACCGAAGTGATTGATTTTTGTAATCTTATATGATATAATTAGTTATGACTAACAAAATACCTGTTAAAGATATCCTAGCAGCTATAGATATGAACGCAAAATCTATTTGGAAAGAACTAGATTCTGAACAAAAGAAAAGTGTTTCTTTTTGGCTGCTTAACAGATATGCATCAAATGTAGCTGGTAAGAGAGAAAAACAAGAACTTGCAGTTCTAAAGACAAATGAATACTACAATAAAAATTATATGCTCGTTACAAAGCATCCCGAATTGCAATGGCAATTATTATGTTTGTGTGGCAGTACAGGAAAAATAGAATTTCATAAGTGGCAAGGCTTAAAACAAAAAGATAACAAAAGCGATGCTACAGCTAAGAAGTTTCTTAAACAAATTTTCCCTACAATGAAAGACTCAGATATAGATACTTTTATAAAATTAAACAATAAAAAAGATCTTGCACTACTAATTGAAGATCATGGATTTGAAAAAGTAAAATTATGATTTAATTGAGACATAAATTGACTATTGTAGAAAAACCATATGTGTGTAGTTTTTGTAACACAGGTTACACAAGAGAAAAAACTCTTCTTGCTCATATGTGTGAGAAGAAACGAAGAGCTTTACAAAAAAATGAAAAGAGAGTACAATTAGGGTTCTATGCATTTAATCAATTTTACAAACGTAGCATGGGCGCAAAAAAAGATAAAACATATGAAGAATTTTGTAAAAGCCCTTATTATAATAGCTTTGTAAAATTTGGTAGTTTTCTCAATAATGTAAAACCTTTGTATCCGGAAAAATATGTTGACTATGTAGTAACTAGTGGAGTTAAACTTGAACAATGGTGCAAAGAAGAACTATATGAGAAATATGCAATAGAGCTTATTAAAAAAGAAGATGTTACTACAGCACTTGAACGTAGTGTGCTTACTATGACCGAATGGGCACAAGATAATCCACCTGCAATATGGAATCATTACTTTAATTTAGTCAGTATAAATAGAGCTGTCTTTCATATTAAAGATGGAAAAATTTCACCTTGGATTGTTTTAAATAGCAATAGCGGAAAACAATTACTGAACAAATTTAATGAAGAACAATTAAAGATGATATATCATATTGTTGATCCAGAACATTGGGCCTTAAAATTCAAAAGACAAGCAAAAGATTTAGAATTAGTAAAACAAATTATTAAAGAAAGTAGATTGTGATTAGATTTATTCATATTAAAAAGAATGGCGGAACTAGTGTTTATAAGTTTTTAGCTAAGAATAAAATAGAATGTCTTGTAGGTCCTGGCACGAATATGAGTCGCGTTGTTAACCAACACCATCCGGCGACTAATTATTCAGGAGAAAATTCCTGGAAATTTTGTGTATGTAGAAATCCTTACACTAGAGTAATAAGTTTTTACAATTGGACGAAAAGAATGAACAAGTATGAAATTGATTTTGCAGAATTTGTACGAACAGGTTACAATATTGGTAGAGCAAGAGGTACTTGGAATAATCAAGTAGATTATATTTTAAATGATAAAGGTGAATGTCTAGTTGACAAAATTTTTAAATTCGAAAACTTAAAACATGAAATCAAAGAACATTTTAATATAGATGCTGTATTTCCGCATTTAACAAAAAGCACATATGATAATTATGAGGATTACTACACAGACGATTTAAAAGAATTTGTTTATCTAAGATTAAAGAAAGATTTTGAATATTTTAATTACGAGAAATAAAACATGAAATTAGTATATTACCCAGATGAATTCCTTTCTAAAAAGGTTGCAAATGTTGATATTGACAATATAGATTTTGATCCAGTAGAATTAAAAAATGAAATGGTAGAATTTATGTTAACTAATAATGGCATTGGATTGTCTGCAAATCAAGTTGGACTAGATGCACAATTATTTGTAATGGGAGATAGTAAAGAAAATAGTTCATTATTAATCAATCCTACTGTTCTGCAACATACAGAAGAGATTGTGATTGATCTCGAAGGTTGTTTAAGTTTTCCAAATGTATTTGCTCAAGTAAAACGACCTAAAGAAATTTTAGTTGAGTATTATGATGAAAACTTAGAAATGAAAAGAACTCACTTGACAGATTACAGTGTAAAAGTTTTTCTGCACGAATGGGATCATTTACAAGGAGTAACATTCAAAGATCGTGTTTCTCCGTTGGTATGGAAGATGGCAAATAAAAAAGCAAAAAAGTATACAAAACATGCCTGATATAGATATCGATTTTGCAGATAGAGACAAAGTTTTATCGTTAATAAATCACAGAATAGCTAAATTAGAGAATGGAAAAAAACATAATACAGGAATTTATGTTACAGAAATTCCTACAAATCCTTTAGACAATTTAGCAACTATAAATTATAAAGAAGCAGAAGAACGAGGTTATTTTAAAATTGATTTCTTAAATGTAGGAATATATAAAGATATAGAAAATGAAGATCATCTTTTACGTTTAATGGAAACAGAACCTATATGGAGTTTACTAGAACATAAAGAGTTTGTAGATCAACTATTCCACCTTGCAGGTCATGATACTATTTGTAAGAAATTAAAACCAACATCTATAGAGGAACTTGCTGCAGTACTAGCAATAATTCGTCCTGCAAAAAGATATTTGCTCAATTACTCCTGGGCAGATATTTTAAAAGAAGTATGGATTAAGCCTGATAATAATGATTACTACTTTAAAAAAGCCCATGCGATATCTTATGCCATGGCAGTAGTCGTTCACATGAATCTTATATGTGAAAAATTAAAAGATGCATGATACATATTTAATTACCTATAAAAATAATAATAAACTGAGCGTAAGTGTAGCGAACAAATGTGGTTCTAGTTCATGTATCAGCATAATGGGGTTTCCATTTTTAGGGAATTTTAAATATAGAAAAGATACAAATCAAATCAACAGAAAAAACTGGAAAATTGTTTCATTACAAAAAAATACAAATAATCTATCACAGTATCCAATTAGGGTAGCAATTGTAAGAGATCCAGTTGAAAGATTTATAAGTTGTTATAAAGACAGAGTTGTCCAAAGAAACAAAGATAATGTAAAAGATATTGTGTTAGATTTTTCTTATTTTGTTAATAATATTAAAGTAATAAGAACAAAATATAGAGATATATGCAGACATACAGAACCACAAGCTAAATCATATGGCCTAAATCCAAAAATTTTTACTCATATTATAAACACACAAAATATAAATGATCAGTTTATACCGTTGATAGAAGAAGTTTCATATACACAAAATATTCCAATTGTTTATCATAAAAATTCTTTTGCGGTGTCAAAAATTATACCAACAGAGGAAGAAAGACAAAAAATTAAAAAATTTTATGATATAGATTACAAATATTTTGGAGAATTTTTTTGAAGATTATTTTTTAGGTTTGCGAACCATCTGAATACTTTTACGCTTAATTCTTTTCAAATGTAGATTGCCTAAATTAACTGTTGGGCCTAATACAATGTTAACATCTTTACTATTCATATTTTTGAGACAATACCGCAAACATTCGATATCTGCACGTAAAAATATTGTAATCGGTATCATCCTATTACTTTCCATCCACCACGTCTCTCCTAGTTTAAGGAAATATTTTTTGTCTGCTAAATTTTTCAATAATGAATAATCTAATATAGTTGTAATATGTTGATCTTGATTAACAACAATGCCTACATATTCTTTACCGCCGTATTGTATTAACGATATGAAAGGATAATTTTCTTCTATT